CGTCTCATTCAGGGCGCCACTGCCGAGTTTATTTGTTTGGTAGGACCATGGTTTGCTGCTTTCCAAGGGCATCTCAAAAAGGTTTGGAACAAGAATGCTGCGATTACGTTCGCTAGTGGCATCAAGTCTCAAGACCTCGCAGCAAAATTGGATGCTGCCGAGAAGGCCCTGTTTGATGATGACGTTAGCGCCTTTGATGCTAGCTTTGTTACTGAGCTACTAAAATTGGAAGTTGCAGTCGCCAAGCGTTATCATGCTCCTTTGGCCACAGTTCAGTTGCTGGAAGGCAACTGTGATGTTCACGGTGTTACGTCCCTGGGCATCAAGTATCGTCGTAAAGGTTGCCGATGTTCGGGCGACCCTGGTACCTCGTGCAACAATTCGTGGCAAAACGGTTGTATGCACCTTTTCATTTATTGTCGTGAGCGTTGCAAAACTGCTAAAGAAGCCATGAAAGAGTTGTGTATGCTCGTGGCAGGCGATGATAATTTGGGTACCCACCCTAAAGGTTTTAAAATCGATTGGGCGACAGGCATGGCAAAACTCGGATTTAAGGCGACACCGCATTATCCTGTCAAGCCACATTTGGCTGAGTTTTGTTCTATGCGGTTCACTCCTACTTCCACTGGTTGGAATCTGGTGCCTAAAGCTGGTCGTGTCATCAACAAGATCGCTTGGTGCTTTGACAAGCCCAAGAACGTCACCAAGGAATCCTTAATCCGTGGGACGGCACTAAGTTTGCTGCCCCAGTCTCGTGCTAGCCCCCCGTTGCACGCTTACCTCAATCGAATAATTGAGTTGACTGAGGGCCATGTCGAACATACTCCCAAGTTTGAACCGTGGAAAATCTACGGTGAATCTGGCGAACCAACTGCCGAAACTTGGGAGCAATTGGCCGATGTTACTCATGCTCGCCAGACATGCAAAGGGAGTGGGAAACTGCTTTGTCGCGAGTTGATCTTAACTCGGACTTTAAGCATCCATTTTTGGACTTGCTCCTTATGACCGACAC